ATCAAGGCTCGTGATGCGACACGCTCGAAAGATGACGCAACGAAAGCAGTGACGAAAGCGCAGCAGACGCTGACCGACAAGACGCATGCTGTGACGAAAGCGCAGGCTGCATTCGATCTCGTCGTCAAGGGTTATCCGAGCACAGCGAAAGAAAGCATCGAAGCGAATCGTCGTCTGGCTGATTCGCAGCGTGGTGTGCGTGACGCAGGACTGCAAGTCGCTGATGCTGTGCGCAGCGTGCAAGAAGCAGAGAAGCGTCTTGCTGATTTGCGTGCGAAGCAGGCTGACCCAGAGAAAGTCGGTGGTGCAGAGCGTGCATTAGAGCGCAGCAAATACGGTGTCGAAGAAGCCAACTTCCGTGTGACTGATGCTGAGCGTGCGTTGGCTGAACTGCGTCTAAATCCTGAATCATCTGCTATTGCTGTTCGTCGTGCAGAGATCGATCTTGCCGAAGCGAAACTCGCAGTGTTCGATGCTGTGCAAAGTGTGACTGACGCAGAGCGCAGACTGACGAATGAACGCAACATCGCTGCTACACCTGATGAAATCGCAGACGCAGAACGAAATCTGGAACGAGCAAAGTATGCGGTGACTGATGCGATCGATGCTCAGACTCGTGCCACCGAAGAGCAGTCTGCTGCACAAGAACATCTCAACACGATCACCTATGGTGCTGTTGTCGGGTCTGCGATCTATGACGCTGCACTGAAAGAACTCGAAGATGCCAAACAAGCGCAGGCTGATGCGTCTGATTCTCTCGCTGATGCGATGCGTCGTGAAGCAGATGCCATGCGTGACTTGATCGAAGCACAGAAAGCGTTGCTCGAAGTGCAAGGCAGAACAAAGGCTGGCATCGTGTCAAAGGCGCAGGCTGGGCTGGGTGTCAGCGTCGGTGCTGGCGGTCAGATCATCGAAGGATCAGCAGCAGTCGCAGGCATGGGTACGGCAGCCACAGGCGGTGCAGGCAGCATCAACATCAAAGTCGAGACCAGCCCATTCACGAATCCGACCGAAGTAGGCACTGAGATCGTCGATGCTCTCGGCGCATACTTGCGCAGCAACGGCACGATTCCCATACCTGTCGGTGCGTTCATCGGCGTGATCTAGTCATGGCGACAACGCTTGTATTCGGTGAACAGATCAGCGTCATCGCTGCGCTCGGTTTCACTGTGCGTGAGTTCACGCTGAACAGCAGCCAACTCAACGGCGACGATGTGCTCGACGGAACACTCGAAGGTCTTGACATCGCACCGTATGTGCAAAGTCTGACGATCAACAGGGGTCGCTCAGATCAGTTCTCTTCGTTTCGTGCAGGCACTTGCACGATCGTGCTCAACAATAACGATCGACGCTTCGACCCGATAAATGAGAGTTCACCGTACTGGAATCCACTTACGAACAGTAGCGGCGTGACACCACGCAGACGAGTCGAGATTCGTAGTGGCAGCACAGCACTGTTCACAGGTCGCATCATGGACATCGACATCGAATACGATTTCGATCTCAGCACTTGCACGATCATTGCAACAGATGACTTCACTCTGCTTGCGAATGCGTACACAGGTGCTGACATCACACCGTCAGCAGAACTGTCAGGTTCACGAGTTTCGGCGATTCTTGATCTGCCCGAAGTGAACTATCCTTCGACTACACGCAGTATCGATACAGGCATCTCAACACTAGGTGCGTATCAGATTTCATCGAACACGAACGCAGCAGGCTATTTGCAGCGAGTAGCCGAAGCAGAACAAGGCTTGTTCTTCGTTCGTGCTGACGGTGTGCTGCGATTCAGCGATCGTGTCACAAGCGCATTCGCATCACCTGTCGCCACTTTCTCAGACACAGGTACAAACATTCCCTATCAAAGACTCGCAACTATCTACGGGCAAGAGTTTCTCTACAACCGTGTGCAAACAACAACCGAAGTAGGCACTACTCAAACAGCAGACGACACGGCAAGTCAAACAGAGTTCGGTGTCAGCACACTCGCTTTGACTGATCTGCTGCTCAGTTCAGACACTGCCGCACAGACACTTGCAAACAAACTGCTGTCGCTCTACAAGCAACCTGAGTATCGTTTCGACGATCTGCAAGTGCTCGCATCTGCACTTAGCGATGCAGATAGAACGCTTGTCATGGGTCTCGAAATGGGCAGCGTCATCACTGTCACTCGCACATTCCCCACAGGTACACCAGCAAGTGTCAGCGATGACTATGCGATCGAACGCATCACGCATCAAATCAGACCAGACAGGCACATTGTCACTTTCGGTCTCTATGTCGCTGATCTCGTTGAGCCTTTCACGCTGAACGACCCTGTGCTGGGGGTACTTGATGACAACAACGCTGTGACTTGACCTGCTAGCCTGACGGTCACTTATGGCGATTACAGGCACGAAACTTTGGGCGAGTGGCGATGTCGTCACAGCCGCAGATGTAAATCAGTATCTGATGCGTGGTGTCAAGGTGTTCGCATCGGAAGCAGCACGCACAGCCGCATACGGTGGCACTGGCGAACCGACACTCGAAGAAGGTGAAGTGTCATACCTGCTCGATGTGAATCAGGTGCAGGTCTATGACGGCTCGGCATGGATCGCTATCGGCGGCGGTGCTGATGTTCTACAAGTGCAAGTGTTCAGTTAGGAAGGAACGACATGGCAACATACACGAAACTCTGCTTTCAGCCTGCTGGCACAACAGGCACAGGCACTGGTATCAAGGTTGCGGCGACAGCATCAACAGGTACGGCGATTCACACGGCATCATCGGTAGCCACCACGATTGACGAGATTTGGTTGTATGCGGTGAACACCAGCGCATCTAATGTGAAACTGACGATTGAGTACGGCACGACGACTGCGCCTGATGGCAACATCGAACTGACGGTGCTACCTGAGGCTGGTCTGGTGACGGTACTACCTGGGCTTGTGTTGCAGGGTGACGCTACGCCGAAGGTGGTGCGTGCGTTCGCCGCTACTGCTGATGTTGTGGTGGTGTACGGGTTCGTCAATCGTATTGAGGTTTAGATCGTGGCTACGGCTCGTCGGCAACTTGGGTATGTGTCGTCGCAGTCGTCTCAGGCTGTTCCGACTTCGCAGACTTTGAGTGTTGAGTTTCTGCTTGTCGGCGGCGGCGGTGGTGGAGGGTCGCAGCGTGGTGGTGGCGGTGGTGCTGGCGGATTTATTCAGGCTTCCGCCATTATCGGTAAACAGTCCTACACAATCACCGTAGGCGGCGGTGGTGCTGGTGCGGTAAGTCAGGGTCGTGGCTCAAAGGGCAGTTCGTCAAGTTTGATGAATGTTGTGATGTTCGGCGGCGGTGGAGGTAGTGCCGCCGCTAGTGGTAGTGGTAGCGATGGCGGTTCGGGCGGCGGCGGCGGCGGTAACACCAATGGTGGATTAGGTATCTCAGGGCAAGGCAACGACGGCGGCTCATCAACTAGCACTTCATATGGTGCTGGTGGTGGTGGTGCTGGTGGTGTCGGTGGTAATGCTTCCACATCAGGTGGTAACGGTGGCTCAGCATCTACGAACAGTTACACAGGCTCATCTATTTCGTACTCAGGCGGTGGTGGCGGCGGAACTATCGGCGGTACGGCTGGTACAGGTGGCACGAACGCTGGTAATGGAACTACAAATCTGTCAGTACCGACAGCCGCAACAGCGAATAGAGGCGGCGGTGGCGGTGGTTCTGGTGGCGATGGTGTGAATGTCGGTGTTGCTGGCGGCAACGGCGGCTCAGGTCGTGTCGTAGTGCGCTGGCTCACCGCAGACGCAACAGGCGCAGGACTTTCCTTCAGCACCACAGGCACGACGACGAACGGTACTGACGGTTCTTACACTTGGTATGCGTGGGATTCCACAGGAACTTTGGTGGTGTCGTAATGGCTCATTTCGCAAAGGTTGAGAACGGTATCGTGCGTGAAGTCATCGTCGTATCAAACGATGATGCACCTACGGAAGCCGCAGGTAAAGCGTTCATCGCCAGCATCGGACTCGCTGGCGAGTGGGTACAGACTTCGTACAACAGCAACCCGATTGAAGGTGCTGATCGTGGCAAGTTCGCTGGTATTGGTGATGTTTGGAATGGGTCGCAGTTCGTTTCTCCTGTGAGTGAGGTGGTTGAGTGACTCGTTCGTATCTTGGGTATGTGTCATCACAAACAACCGATGTTGTGAATACGCTGGCGAACGCTGATTTCTCTGATGCGGCGACGGGTACTTACACCGATAGCGGCATTGACTACAAATACATCACCTACACGGCATCAGGGACTTTGACTGTGACTCGTGCAGGGTTCGCAGATTTGCTCATCATCGGTGGCGGCGGCGGTGGTGTTAATGGTGGCGGTGGCGGTGCTGGCGGCTATCTGACCGTCACTGACGCTTATCTTGCGGCAGGTTCGGTTACGGTGACTGTTGGTGCTGGCGGAACAGGCACTTTGAGTGGCAGTGGCAGTTATGGCGTGACAAGCCGTATCGGTTCTTACTTTGCTCAGGGTGGTGCTACACAGGTTCGTGACAATAAGGGTGGTCTTGGCGGTTCTGGTGGTGGCGGTATCTCCACAGGTACGGGCGGCTCAGGCACAAGCGGATTAGGCAATAATGGCGGAAACGGTGCTACAAGTGCGGCAGGTGGTGGTGGCGGTGCTGGCGGCGTCGGTGAGAACGCCACTACGGGAAATGGTGGAGACGGTGGCGCAGGCTCATCATCATCTATTACAGGTTCAGCAGTTAGTCGTGCTGGCGGCGGTGGCGGTTCTGGAAACAGTACGCAAGGCACAGCATCAGATGGTGGCGGTGCAGGCTCAAGCACAACAGGTAGCGCAGGTTCGGCAAACACAGGCGGCGGTGGTGGTGGCGGTTGGACTGTCAATGGCGGCAACGGCGGCTCAGGTGTCGTTATCGTGCGAGTGAGGACTAACTGATGACCTACCATAACGCTCACGCCGCACGCATAGACGAGAACGGTATCGTTCGTGAAGTAATCGTTATCCCGTACATGAATGACGACGACGCTCAGGTGACTGCGTACTGCAACAGCATCGGACTTGCTGGCACTTGGCTGGATACTTCGTACACAGGTAGTCGTCGTGGTAAGTACGCTGGTATCGGTGACCGCTACGACGCTGAACTAGACGAGTTCATAACACCAGAAAGCGAGATCGTCGATGACGCTGAATGATCAGCAGAAACAAGCACTGCTCTCATACGGGCGATCTGTGCTGGCTGCGGTGCTCGCAGTCGCATCGACAGGCAACTACAATCCAGATGATCTACTGAAGGCTGCGCTCGCAGCAGCGATACCGCCGCTGCTCAGGTGGGCGAATCCGAATGATGCTGCGTTCGGTCGTGGCTACAAGAAGAAGCGCACACGCAGATCGTGAAGGCTCGTCGCTACACAGGCACGAGAGACGGTGCGGCTAAGGGTCGCAGGGCTGGCACGACAGCGTTCATCAATGAGATCGAGACACGCAGCGGTGGTGCGCTGTGGAACAACGGCGACTATGTGGTGCGCAACATGCGTGGCAAACAGTCGCTGAGTGTTCATGCGACAGGTCGTGCAGTTGATCTCTCGTATCGCTTCATGCGTGGCACAGGCAAAGGTGATGCGACTCGTGGTGTACCCGAAGGTGGTCGTCAGATCGCTGTGCAGTGGTGTCGTTTGCTTGTGCGCAACGCTGATCTACTCGGTATCGAATGCATACTCGATTACTATCCTTCCCCTTTCGGTCGTGGCTGGCGTTGCGATAGGCGTGCATGGATTCGGTACGAAGTCAAGACGATCTCAGGTGCGCCACTTGGTGACTGGCTGCATGTCGAACTTTCACCGCAAGTTGCTGATGATCCTGCATACATTCGTGATGCGTTCACGAAACTCGTGCCGCTTGACTAACCTATGAGATGTTATGACTACGCCTGTGATCGTCGCTCTCATCACTGGTGCATTCGGAATCGTCATTGCTTTGATTCAGTCTGCTCGTCGTGAGAATAAGACTGATCATGCTCTTGTTGCGAACAGTCTGAAACAGATACACAAAGACATTCATCGTGTCGGTGAGAAAGTAGATCGACACATCGAGTGGCACGCCGAAGGGGGCAGCAGTGGCAGGGTTAGCCGATCAGATCAACAGTGAACCGCACAGCAACGGCGGTCGTCAGCGTCGTATCTGGCAGATCATGTCGATGCTCGATGAAGAAGATCAAGCAGCGTTGCGTGCAGCACTTGATGATTTCACTGTGCCTGCTGTGAGCATCAAGCGTGCGCTGATGAAACGAAACATTCTGCTCTCAGAGACCACGATCAGCAACTATCGGAACGGTGCTTATGGGTCTCTCTGACGACATCGCATCTGACTCAAATGAGAAACAGCGCATCGAAACTGCTCGTCTGCGTCGTGAGCGTGATGCTGCGACAGCCGAGAACATTCGTCTAACCGAGAAGATCGAAAGTTTGCAGCGAACACTTGATGTCGTTGAGCGTGTCGAATCTGCTCGTCTTGTACCTGTCGAATGGCTGACACCGAAGAAACCTACGAAAGCATCTGCTGCGACTTTGATGCTGATGCTGTCTGATCTGCATCTTGATGAAGTTGTCGAACCGTCTGAGATCGACGGACTGAATGCGTACAACCGTGAGATCGCAAAGTTGCGTCTCGTCAAGACGATCGACAACACAGTGAAACTGTCACGGCACTATCTCGCAGGCATGAAGTATGACGGTTGCGTTGTGTTGCTCGGTGGTGACATCTTCTCTGGTGACATTCACGAAGAACTGTCTGAGACGAACGAAGATACGATGCTCGGTTCGCTGCTGTTCTGGGCGCAAGAAATCGCTAGTGCTCTCGATCTTCTTGCTGGCGAGTTTCGTCGTGTGCATGTCGCTGCGGTCGCAGGTAATCACGGTCGCATGACTCGCAAACCGAGAGCGAAACTGCGTGCTCGCACGAACTTCGACTGGCTGCTGGCGAAGATGATCGAGCGTCATTTCGCTAACGACAAGCGACTGACATTTGATGTACCTGAGTCGAGTGATGTGCTTGTGCGTGTGTATGACTCTGCGCATCTGCTGACTCACGGCGATCAAGCGCACGGCGGCGGCGGTATCGGTGGCATCTATCCACCGATCATGCGTCTGCGTGCTCGCAAAGCGCAGCGGTATCTCGCCACAGGTCAGTCGTTCGACACGCTTTGGCTTGGTCACTGGCATCAGTATCTTCCGTCACCGTCGCTGATCGTGAACGGTTCGATGAAAGGTGTCGATGAGTATGCGTTCGTCAATAACTTCGGTTATGAACCGCCGCAGCAGGCTCTCGCTGTTGTCGTGCCAGAGAAAGGCATCACGCTGCAAGCACCTGTGTTCTGTGCTGATCGAAAGCGAGAGAAGTGGTGAGTGATGTGCAGCGCACGAAAGTGCTTGTCGTTTGGCATGATGCGCATTCGCTCGGTGATAACTGGTGTGAACTGTCTGACATTGACAATGAACCGTGTGTAGTCGAGACGATCGGTTGGCTGCTCTCTGACAAGAAGTCAGATCATGTTGTCGTTGCGCAGTCGATCACTGCTGATGACAGTCTTGATTCGATTCTCTGTATCCCTGTGGGAATGGTGCAGTCTGTGCAGGTACTCTGAGCAGCAGGTCGCTTGCGTGTCGCTTCCCCTTCGGCAGACGCAGGCTGGTCGGGTCGGCGCAGCGATTCTGCTGCGTCTGACTCGGCTATTTGAGTCGTGGGTGCAAAGCACCGCAGACGCAGTGCGTCGATGTTGGTGCGATCTCTGCTGCGCACGACCAGCATGCAGATGAACGCAGCAGTGTGCGCTCGTTGCGTCGTCTGAATCCTTTGTCGTGTTGCTGTACGACATGACTCATGTGATCTGTGATCTTGTCGAAGCGTTCACCGCAGTATGCGCACTCGTACTTGCTCATGTCATGCGCTCACTTTCAGCAGCATGATTCCATGCGATCGCAAGATAGCGAGATCGAGTTCGCTAAGCGTGTGCTCTGCGATCGTTTGATACACGGCGGCTGCTTTGTCGCCTGAGAGTTTGAGTGTGCGTCGTACATAAGTGAGATCGCTGCGCAGTTGCTCGTTCCAGAATGCGACGACTGTGCGATGCGTGTCTTTGTCTGTCGCTGCATCGAGTGAACCGAGTGATGCACCGAGAGTGCAGAGCGTGCGTGATACACGCTGCACAACTTTGTCGATGTGTTCGTTTGACATGTCATGCACTCTCTTTCTCGAATGCTGCACGCACGATGTCGTCGATCTGTCGTTCGATCATGCGATCGATGTAGTAGCCGTAGCCACTGACTTCGGTGAAGTTGAGAGTGATGCGCCAGCGTGTCTCAGTCAGCCATTTGAGTGCCATGTAGAACGCTCGATCGTGATAGTGATACCCAGCGCAGTGAACGATCTCATGTGCGAGTGTCTCCCACGAAACATTCGGTGCAACCTTGATCAGATGCATCGAGCCATACGCAAGACCGAGAGTTCCACCTGTGGTGCGAATCGTTCCGTCTTTCTCTGCACGCCAGCCACGCACTTTCAGTTGTACCTTCGGCGGTTGCGGTCGTGACACATGCATGCGCTGATTTCTGTGCGCACCTTCGAGCGTCATCGGCATCTTCGCAAGCAACTTCCAGAGTCGTGCAGTTTCGCTCTTGATGTTCATGCCGTACTCGCCTTGCTTTGAGTAAGTGCGCTCAGCGATCTTGCGTGGCGTGTTCTGCTGTCGCTCGACTTGACGACGCTGTGACTGACGCTTCTTCTTTGCACGATGCGTGCGCTGCTCGTTGCGACGAGTGCGCTGCGCTTCGAGTGCAGGTGCGATGCGCTCGACGAGTTTGCCTGACTTCGCTGAGCACGGCAGACAGTATCTGCGCACATCGTCGAGTCGTGGTCGTTGCGGTGCAAGTAGTCCGTCATTGCATGTCGGGCACTTCCACCTTGTCTGTTTCTTGTTCATGTGTTCCCCTTTCGTTGCTGTCATACTGACAGCCTAGCAGATTTGGCTAACTATGTCAAGTCAGCGAAATCCCTAACAAATAGTGCAGTTCGATAAGACTCACTCTGTGACACCCATTCGCAAGAGTGGCATCGTCACATCACAACAAACAAAGGGGCAACACATGACAACAACGAACAGC